AATACGAAGACCTCGACAACAACGACGAAGAAGAGTAAGCCTTGTCCCAAATGCGGGACAAGCCACACGAAGCCCGGACAATTTTGCTCCCGGGCTTGTGCAAATTCCAGACAATGGACAGAGTATCAAAAGCAAGTATTCTCTGAAAAGCAAAAAGATTATATGGCTCGGGATGAGTCCGAGTATCATAGATATAAAAAGTCTATACAAACAAATATGCTTTTAAAAACTGGAGCTATGGGAAATGCCCTTGCTACAGAAAGAGCTGAAGATGTAATGACTGATCCAGATGATTATTTCTTAGTCCCTCCCCGCGATGAAGGTGAGAAGTTCGTAGAGGGTGGGGATATTTGGGAGATTGTCTAATATAAATACTAATTTAGAATTGGTGTTTATATGTGGCTGTACAAAGATTCTCCGTTATTAGAAGTTCCTGAAACTGCATATGGTTATGTATATCTAATAACAAATACTATAACTGGTCGTAAGTATATAGGTAAAAAACTTTTCTGGTTTCGTAAAACTAAACAGGTTAAAGGAAAAAAGAAAAGAATAAAGGTAGAATCTGATTGGCAGGACTACTGGTCGTCATCTGACGAAGTTAAAGCTGATGTAGAAAAACATGGCGCAGATAATTTTATAAGAGAAATACTACACATATGTCCCAATAAAGGCCTATGTAATTACTTAGAAGCAAGAGAACAAATGGATCGTAGAGTTTTAGAAACTGAAGATTATTATAACGGTCAAGTGCAATGCCGCGTGCATAAAACTCACATAAAAAATCTTAAATGATATTTGCAGTAATTTTATTATTAACAGCTTTAGCTATATCAAGTATAGCGGGATACTTTTCAATCGTAGGATTAGCGCATATTTTCTCTGCCAATCCAATGCCTATTATTGTAATGGGGTGTGTATTAGAGCTAGGTAAACTTGTTACTGCATCATTTGTATACAGACAATGGGATAAAATTAACCTTATATTGAAAGTATACTTTGTATCAAGTGTTGTTATATTATCAGTAATAACTTCATTAGGTATATTTGGATATCTATCAAAATCATATACATCTGATTCTGCAAGTATATATGATAGTGAAACAAAAATTAAAACAAATAAAGACCTATTAAATATTGAGACTGAAAGATTGAAGAATCTTATGCTGCAACAGTCTCAAAGAGAAAATCCCAATAAGCGTGTGGAAACAGAAATTAGATCTACGCAGGATAAAATCTCTACTATCACAAAAGAGATAGGTGAGCTGCAGAAAGAAAAGAATAAACAAAATTCAGAAATAGGTCCAATCCGATATATTTCAGAATTAATATATCACCAGAACGATCTAGAGACCATAGATAAAGCTGTTAGGCTTATTATTATGACATTGATGTTTGTTTTTGATCCGTTGGCTATTTTATTAGTTGTAGCAGCCAATATGCTATTAAAAGCGGAAAAACGAAAGAATAGGCCGAAATCAAACAAATATTCAATAGAGATTGATAAAAATGACGTTTTTAACATTAAGAACAAAGATTTATCATAATATAAATATATGGTAAATAATAACGAAATACGATCATGACCACAAAAGTAGTATTATCACAAATAACGGCACCGCCTGGCACTGCAGCGACCGCAGAAGGGCAAGCGCTGACTTTAACCTCAAATGGCATAGTTACTATCTCGGTAACAATTAGTCCATTTCTATTAGCTGGGATGTAAGATGGCATTAATTTATAAAGTTTTAGGACAGAGTTCGCCTGCAGATACCAATGCAAATACTTTGTATACAGTACCTGCAGGAAATAGTACTGTTGCATCTACATTAAATATTTGTAATTTAGGCAATGGCGCGACTTTTAGAGTGGCAGTTCGACCCAATGGATTGCCTTTGGGTAATGCAAATTATCTCGCATATGATACATTTATACCTGCAAATGATAGTATTTCTTTGACTCTTGGTATGACTCTTGCAGCAACAGATGTAGTAACAGTGAGATCAAATACTGCATTTACTTTAAGTTTTACTTTATTTGGAAGCGAAATTTATTAATGTCAATTAAAACACATTCAGTACAGGTAAACTCAAATAAAAGATATGGATTCAGAGGAATTACTGCGACTGCGACTACAACTTCAAGTACACCAATAGAAATATTATTAGTTGCGGGTGGTGGTGGCGGCGGCAACAAGCGTCATGCTGGCGGTGGCGCTGGAGGAGTACTATATTATGGTGCGACTCAACCTGGTATAAAATCACCAAATGGCGGAGCTTTATCTTTTTCTGCGAATTCACAATATACTATTACAATAGGCAATGGCGGTGCAACTTCTGGGTATGGTGGCAATACGGTTTTTGCAGGGGATCTTTTTTCTATAACAGCAGTAGGAGGAATGGGAAGTGATGTACCTCCAGGTTCTGCTAGAGGCGGTTCAGGTTGTGGCACAGGTCCTGGCCATGGTGCGGCATCGCCCACTGATTACTATCCTAAACAAGGAAATATGGGAGGTGCTGGTGCCACATCTTCAGGTTCAAGAGCATATGGCGGAGGGGGCGGCGCAGGTGCAGTAGGAGGAGATGCACACCCAAGTGATAGAAATTTAGGTGGCGCAGGTGGTGATGGTGTACAATATCCTGAATATAGTTGGGTCGGTCCTGGGATGGAAAATGGATATTTTGGTGGCGGCGGTGGAGGCGGTGGAGATTTGGGACAAGGTGTAGCTCCCTTTGCTTATGGGGCGGGCGGCAAAGGTGGCGGTGGTGCTTCCGCAAGAGGACCTTCTGTAATAGGATCTGGTGGATCAGCAGGGCAATCATTTAACGGAAATGTAAATACGGGTGGGGGAGCCGGCGGTCAAGGTGATTTGCATCCAAGCAATGGAGGCAGTGCTACTACAACAGGCGGATCAGGTATTGCAATTATATCATATCCCGGATCCAGTATTAGAGGCTTTGGCGGCAATCCAAACATATTTGCAAGAGCTGGTTATATTACGCATGTTTTTACGGGAACAAATACATTCGTTTGGTTAGGATAAGGCATGGCACATTTTGCACAAATATCTGGAAATTTAGTTGTAAAAGTAATTGTTGTAGATGACGGTATGGCAACGACAGATGCTGAAGGTATAGCATTTTGTCAAAGACTTTTTGGCGGTACCTGGCTAAGAACAAGTTATAATACACAAGGTGGTATACACAGAACGGGAGGTGCACCGTTACGAATGAATTATGCAAATGAAGGATATACATATGATTCAGATAAAGATGCATTTATTCCACCGAAACCTTATCCAAGTTGGATATTAAATGAAACAACTTGTTTATGGGAAGCACCTACTCGGCACAATATGGATGGAAAAACATATGCGTGGGATGAAACTATCAAAGATTGGGTCGAGGTTACAACTGTCGCGACATTACCATAAGGTTATAAATGAAAGAACATGATTTAGGTTATTTTGGAAATCTTTGGGTCAGACAAAATGTTTTACAAAAAGCTGGCGATTATACTTCAGGACATTATCATTATTTTGATCATGTAAGTTTGTTAGCAAAAGGCAGTGTGGAAGTAAACATAGAAGGTTTCCCACCAAAGACATTTGTTGCACCGACATTTATAGTAATACGAAAAGAATATGCACATTCTTTTAAAGCATTGGAAGATGATACATTATGGTATTGTGTGTTTGCAATAAGAGGAGAAGATGGAGAAGTTAGCGACATTGTGCCTCCAACATCCGATCCGTTTTTTATTAAAGATGCACCCAGTGATTATTGGGAAAAAAGAAGACAACTTGAAAAAATGAGTATAGAAGTTAAGGAGAAAGATCAATGAGTCATTTTGCTAAAGTAGAAAATGGTTTTGTGACGCAAGTTATAGTCGCAGAACAAGATTTTATAGATACAGGTTACGTAGGAGATCCTGCATCATGGGTTCAAACAAGTTACAATACTCAGGGTGGAGTACATAGACAAGGTGGAACTCCTTTAAGAAAAAATTATGCCGGTATTGGTTATGTGTATGATTCTGAAAGAGATGCATTCTATTCACCTAAACCACATCCAAGTTGGATTTTAGATGAGTCCACTTGCTACTGGAATGCTCCAATAACAAAACCAAACGACATTCTACCAACCGAAACTACAGAAGGAACATATTACGTATGGGACGAAGAAACCGTTAATTGGAAAGCGGAAACAATTCCTGCTCTGGGAACCCCTTCCTAATAGGTTAACTAGGTACTCGGTACTTTGCCGGGTAGGTTGACATCTACTGTCAACGATTATATAATTTGTCTGTGAGTAAATAAAATCCCCGAAAACCTCAACTGAAGCACTCTTTGTCTCAGTTATTTTGGGAGATTAAACTAAGGAGAAAACTATGAATGTACATGTCAAACCCAACAATGAAAGACTTGTTGATTTAACATCTAAGTTCTTAAGAATATTCGGTTTTATTATTGTATCGATTATTGTTGTCCATGTATGCAACGCAAAATTAGCAGCATTAAGAGAAGAAACTGATATGTTGCCTGCAGAATATATAACAGCAAGTGATAAAATTAAACAATTGGATTGTTTAACAAAAAACATATATTGGGAAGCAGCATTAGAGCCATTTGAAGGAAAAGTAGGAGTTGCGCAGGTAACAATGAATCGAGTAGCATCTGGTAAATTTGCAGATACTGTGTGTGGTGTTGTATATCAAAAGAATATAATCTATCAAAAAGTAATCTGCCAATTTAGTTGGTATTGCGAAACCTCAGGACAAATAAGACCTGTACAAAAAGAAAAATGGAAAGAAAGTGAAGAGGTGGCAAAGAAAGTTCTATTGGAAAATTTTAGATTACCTTCTTTAAAGAATGCACTTTATTACCATGCAGATTACGTTAATCCAAATTGGAATAAACCTAAGATTGACAAGATTGGCAGACATATATTTTATGGAGAACGAGTATGACTTTAAATGTAAATGCTATTCGAAATTTTTTACATGAACATTTGTATAAGATTTCTGGAGATACACTAGGCTGGCTTGCCGTAATAGTTATTCACTGTGCAACAATACCTAGTCTATTGGCGTTATTAACTGGTCTTAGTGACAAGACGCCGGGTATAGATATTATTATGTTCATGTGGGCAGGTCTAATATTACTATTTGCCAAAGCGGTTGTATTAAAAGATTCATTGAATATAATTACAATCGGTGTTGGATTTATTATCCAAGCATCATTAATGGCTCTTATATTATTCAAATAGGTTGACATCTTGTAAAAAAGCTGTTATAATATCAATATGAAAATAGCACTTACATCAGATATTCACCTCGAGTTCGGAGATTGGAACCCTTCTAACCCGGAAGGTGCAGACGTACTCATTCTCGGGGGCGATATTATGGTTGCGGCTGACTTTAGTCGCCCTGATCCATATAACATTGCAATGACTAAAAAAGAAGAGCAGTATCGCAACTTCTTAGACAAATGTAAAACAAACTATAATCATGTCATCTACATCATGGGAAACCATGAGCATTATCACGGCGACTTTGCTACAACTAAAGGCATTTTGTCTGAGGCTTGTAATAGAGCGGGTGTCACCCTTCTAGATAAAGAAACCATCACTATTGATGATGTGACGTTTATCGGTGGTACTTTGTGGACTGATATGAATAATGAAGATCCGATGACATTGCATGCTATGTCGGGTATGATGAATGACTTTAGATGTGTTCTGAATAGTAATCGTGAGGTAAACTTTAAAGACATCGAAGGTAAGTTTCGCACTCGACCTGCTAAATTTTCTCCCGATGATGCTGTCGTAGATCACAAAGCTATGCTTGAGTATATTCGTTTAGTCATCGAAGGTAAATGGGATCAGAAATTTGTCGTTGTTGGACACCACGCTCCATCAAAAGCATCTACACATCCTAGATACAAGGATGAATACTTAATGAACGGTGGCTATTCAACAGAATTATCGGAATTTATTTTAGATCATCCTCAGATCAAGGCGTGGACTCACGGACACACTCATGAGGAATTTGATTATATGATTGGTTCCACTCGAGTAATGTGCAACCCTCGCGGTTATGTAAATTATGAGAGAGATAGTGATGAAAAACAACCATATCTGGCGAAAGTATTTGAAGTATGACCGACGAGGAAGCGATTCAAATATATAATGAGATGAAGGCTCGCTACGGGGATAGATTGCCCTGCCCCGAGCAACAGCCTATTGAATTTAAATACTATTATCAGATGTTTAAATACTTTAGAAATAGAGATACACCAGTATGACCACAATTCAAGAAATGATGAATCGAATAAAAAGACTTAGTTATCATGAGGTAACTATCGCTTTATCTGCACCATTGCAATTTAATGGTGTTGTTCCTTTTGATACTAAAATCAAGGATGATTTGGCAACATTTCGTGTCCTTGCCGAAACATATGCTGAGGCAGAATGTAAAGTATGGGATTACATTCGGAGTCTCGATGACGAATCTGAAAATTAATAGAGCTCTGTTACTATACAAATTATCAAGTGAGCCGTATGTACCCGATGCATATTGGACAACTAACAGGGGGTTTGTATTAGATGAGACTTTGCAATTAGCAGACTTTGCGGAAGGCAATATAAAGACAGAAGTACATCAATTTATTCCTTGGGAAATCCCTCCACACAAATGGTAAGAATACTGCTTGACATCATATCTATATGGTGTTATAATATGGATATAGCATTCTTAAAGGAAATAGTAATGACTAATTTGACGATTGATGGATTGACTAAGAAACAAGTTCAGATGCTCGATGAAATGTGGAGCATTGATGACGAATATGAGTTTTTAGATTGGTATGAAAACTTATCCAAAAAAGATCAGCATGAGTGTGATATGCTTCAACGACTTGTTCTTATTGAAGCCTTTGATGCAGCAATGACGAAAGAAAAAGACTTCTCGGCCGCCAACGAAGCCTTGGCAAAATTTAGGATTCAAAAATGATTGATGATGTAACAGCTATAGTAATTCTAGATCTGCAAGCAGCATATAGATTTAACTCCCATGATGTGAAGCTTAGAGCAGGATTACTAGAAGTCTTAAAGTATTACATGACAGCGCATGATTATGCCCAATATTTACTAGACATAAAACACCCAGATGCAATCCACAAAACCAAAACCAGTTGAACGAATTCTTAAAGACGGATACTATCAGATCAGTGTAAAACTGGAGGATGGTTTTCGTTTTAAGATACCTGCCAGAGGCTTCAATCTAAAATCATTACTTGAATTTGAACAATCATTAGACTCTGTAACCGAGCATTCTTTTAAGGAAATAACTTTAAAAGAATATGATAAAATGATACATGGTACTCCGCAGGAGGAAAAACAAGTTAGAAAGAAAGGCGTGGGAAGATGAGCACAGATGCAGATAAAATTAAGCATAGTAAACGCTTACATGATGAAGAAACAGCAATTGCGAGACAAGTAAAAATTGCTAAAGAGTTTGGTGTTCCCGTTAAAGAAGCTCATAAATTTGCCAAGCATCATGCTATGAATTGCGGCAATCCAAAGTGTTTTATGTGTGCAAATCCCAGGAAAGTTTGGAAAGAAAAGACAATGCAAGAACGCAAATTTGAACAATCTAGATTGCATGATGAATGATGGCTATACCTCCTTTCTACAATTACTTAGACAAGCAAAAATAAAATGAAATACTGGACATACGTTGAACCCACACATGATGAAGACCATATTGTCACCATGTCTAAAAAAGAAATACTATACAGATACTTTCCAGAATGGTTTGCATTGATGGCTAAAGCAGGTAAAGATATCGCAATGGATGTCTATACTTTGGAGAAGATGTGTTTAGATGATTGGGTCACAATACATTGGGCCACGGAAACTGACGAAAACGGGAACGAGATCAAAAGGTAAAACCTTTTTATTACCCATACGGTCTGAAGGGTTTTGCTTGACCTTTTGTTCATTAGGTGTTATAATAATAGCATGAACAGAAAAAAGAGATCCGATCGTAGACATATAGTATACAGCATCACCAACGCTGTTACTGGAGAGTTTTACATTGGCATTACCCAAGGTTTTCGCCAGCGTGACCTCAAAATCCGAGTACAAAAGCACATACGCAGAGCATTGACTGAGGGTAAGTCCTGGTCTTTGTGCTGCGCTATCCGCTCCTACGGGGCAGAAGTATTCGTATCCCAGATCATTGAAGTCGTCAAGGGCAAAGCAACAGCTCATCAATTAGAACGACAACTCATCGGTGAGTACTCACCAACTCTAAACACACAGTAAAGGAAAACAATGAAAGTCAAACGTATCATTCCAGGTATCAATAACAATCAACGCTTTCGAGTCATTCTTAATGGCGTGGGTTTTTATACTACAGTAAAAGATATGACAGAAATGCCATTCGGAGAGCAACGTATTGCTGTTTGGACAGCAATGGAGCGCTTGATAAATGGTATGCCTAAGAGCACAGGATTTGCTACGACACATCGAGTGTACGATAGCAAAATGCAAGTAAAAGAATATCAAGTACAGGTTGACATTGTATGAACAGAAAAGAACTTGAAAATTTAGCATCAGAGTTTGGAGTTCCGTTACTTCAGGCACCGGGTAACTGGGTGTTTACATTGGATCAGCTAGAGGCCTTTGCGGCTGAGGTTGTGCCCAAGCCTTTAGATGAGCACAGGTTAGATGAATATCTACCTGCATGGGCATATCTTGAGATGACAGAAGGTATGCGTAAAGAAATTGTCGAAGTAATTCAAAAACAACTAGGAGTGTTATAATGGGATATAAAACAGTTTACACAGAAGTCGAAGTCGATGTTGACCTTTCAGATTTTGAAACAGAAGATCTAATTGACGAGTTGGAAAATCGTGGTCACTTAACTGATAGTGATTCTAAAGAACTTATGGAAACTATCTATCAAAAGCGCAGGCTCGGACAAGATTACCAACAAGAACTGGATAAATTGATCTATTCCGCTTTAGGTAAAATCATATAAATATTAGAATAAGTAGTTCTAATAGGATAATGTATGACACTTCAGGCAAGCGGCGCAATATCGGCACTAGATATCAAAAATGAATTTGGCTTACCGCCTGCTACATTGGGATATAATGCAACCGATGTTCCTATCAAGGAATATGCTTGGGGCGGATATCTAAATTACGATACAAAAGTTAATCGTTTTCAAGGAACAGACGGCGCGGCGTCTAATCTAAGTTTTGATTCTTTTCATGGCGCACAACGAAATTGGC